AAAGTGTTCTGACAGATAGGTAATAATCTGTATAATCAAATTTACCCCATGCATTTAGATCTTGTTTTTAAGAACAAAGTGGTTAGTTGGTATACCATTTTTGTGCAATGCTAATGCGTGTAGAGTGCTAATTAGTGGATTCACTATCCGCAAAATACTTACTCGGGACACAAAATAATGCTATTTGTGTACCTTAAATAAATAACGTATTACTGACACTGATAAATTAATTACGGCTGCCGGAGGTGCCGTAACCTCCGGAATTATTACAAAGGTTGAGGAATCTGTTCCTACAAATACAGTTCCTATTCCTTCAGCGGCTATATTGCCTACGTCAGCTCCTTATGCAAGTGAAGATATTAAGGAGTTTTTAAAAAGAGATGTTTTGTTATATAGTGCGCTTTGGAGCACGTCTTTCACTACTACACATATTGATCCTTGGGCTATTATGTTAAATAACACTGCTATTAGAGCAAAGATTGCCACTTTTCATGGTTTTCAAGCTGATCTAATGGTTCGTATTGATATTAATGGAACGCCCTCACACTATGGGCGATTGTTAGTAGCTTATGAGCCTTACTTACCAAATGCTGGAGCATTTGATTTGGGCACTGCGATCGATATAGGACCATGTGTGCAATTACCACATACGGAAATAGATCCAACTACCAATGAAACTTCTTATATGCGTATACCGTATGTAAATAGTTCTGATTGGATCGATCTTACTTCCACTACGGGTGCCCAGCTTGGTGTACTTTGGCTCAAAGAACTTAATGCTCTCCAAATGATGTCAGCTGCTACTGCAACTGACGTTAGGGTGCGTATTTATGGTCATTTTGAAAATGTTCGCCTTATGGGAGCTACAGAAGCTGCGACTGCTACGTTTGTGGCTCAATCTAAAGATGAGTATTCTACTGCTGGAGTTGTATCGAAACCACTTTCCGCAGTTTCAAATGCTGCTGGTATGTTGGTAGATGTTCCTTTTATAGGAGGTTTCGCTAGAGCTACTCAAGTTGGAGCAGGTATTGCTTCTAAGATCGCCAATCTTTTTGGGTATAGTAGACCAACTAATTTGGACCCTTTACAAAGGATGAGGATGGCTGTTTTTGATTCATTTGCTCCTCTCGTTGGATATGATTATAGTGCTAAATTATCTGCTGATCCAAAGAAAGAGTTAGTTGTGTCTTCGGACGCAGTGGGTATGGCCAATGCCCCTGATGATTTAGCTTATTCTACTATAACGAGGAAGTGGGGATATCTTGGCTCTGTTACTTGGGCTACAACTGCAACTCCAACGACTAGTCTGGCTACTTATGGAGTTACGCCCATCAATAGTCCAGCATCTGTTGTCACGAGTTTAGGTATTAGTCCAACTCCTTTAGCTCTAGCTTCAATGTTTAATACCTTTTGGAGCGGTTCTATAGAGATTCGACTAGATATTGTAGCTAGTGCTTTTCACAAA